AAGGTCACCTTGGACGAGGGATACACGATCTATGACATCGATACCCACTTCGTCCGCATGAAGGAGCCGGAGTTAGACAAGACGGCTATCAAGAAAGCCTTTGAGGACGGCACCCCCATCGCCGGAGTACACATGGAAGACGGTCTCTCAATGACCATCAGATAAACACCACACAAAGGAGAAAGACAGATGGCAGACAAAGGAAGATTTAGGGGAATGGCTGTAGTCAAGACCCAAGACGAGCGTGTAAGGATGTATGAGTGCATCCCCTATGTGCTGGATGTAGGCGATGAGGTCATCGTGGAAAGCGAACTCGCCCCGTACACGCTCAGAGGGAGCGTACTCGCAACGGCTTCGGTGTTTGAGGACCTGTCCGTGTGGACCTTCCTCACCGCCCTTAACCACGGCAAGCCCTTCAACAAGGTACTCCGTAAGGTGATGTACACCGAGTACGAATACCCGGAAGCAGAGGAAGAGGAAGAGGACGCTGCCGAGGAGCAGACCGAGGAAAGCGAGGTGCTGACTAATGGCTGAAGCAGTTCTCATCTACGGCAAGAGCGGAACCGGCAAGTCCACTTCTCTTGAGAACTTCGCCGAGGATGAGATCTATCTCATCAATGTCATCGGCAAGCGGCTTCCCTTCCGCAAGCAGTTCAAGTACAAGACCGTTTGCGATGATGTCGAGAAGATCAAGCGGTACATGGCAAAGGTGCCGGAGTACATCAAGGTCATTGTGATTGACGATGCCGGATACCTCATGACCAACAAGTTTATGAGGGAACACGCATCGCACAAGGTCGGGAATGAAGTGTTCGCAATGTACAACGAGATCGCGGATAGCTTCTTCAATCTGATTGAAAGCGTGAAGTCGCTTCCCGATGACAAGATCGTGTACATCACGATGCACGAAGACACCAACGATTTCGGGATAACGAAGCTGCGGACAATCGGGAAACTTCTTGATGACAAGGCTTGCCTGGAAGGAATGTGTACCATCGTTCTTCGCTCCGAAGTGATGGGGAACAAATACAGCTTCGTCACTCAGAACGAAGGGAGCGACATCAGCAAGTCCCCAAAGGGAATGTTCTCCGAGATCCGCATCCCGAATGACCTGAAAGCGGTCGATACCGCCATCCGCGAGTACTGGGGGCTGACCCCTTCGCCCGCACCCAAGACCGAAGAAAAGGAGAGTAAGTAATGGTTTTTACGAAACCCAGTAACTATGACAATCAGCAGGTGCTGCCGGAGCAGAGTTTTATGCGGCTCCCCAGGGGCGGCTATGTCTGCAAGATCCTCACAGTTGACGAGCAGACCAGCAAAGCGGGGAACCCGTATCTGCTCATCAACATGGATATCGCCGAGGGCGAGTATATCGGCTTCTTCGCCGATGACTATAACAAGCAGACCGGCGAGAAGCGTTGGCACTTCACCCATCGTCTGATGGTCCCCACCGACCGCACCAAGCCGTTTGTGGCTCAACTGTTCAAGACCTTCAATGCGTACTTGGCAGAGAGCAACCCCGGCTGGCAGTTTGATTGGAACGCTGACGAGAAGCAGTATCGCGGCAAGTTGATCGGTGTTCTCGTCAACGAGCGGCAGTTTAAAAAGCGTGACGGCACCATCGGAAGCGCAACGAACATCGCCAAGATCGTGAAGGCTTCCACCGTCCGCAACGGCAGCTACACCGTGCCGAGCGACATCCTCGTTGCGGAAGAGAAGGGGAGCGACTTTATCCCGGTCGATAATGTCGAGGATGACGATATGCCCTTCAACTAAGGGCGAGGAGAGGAGCAGATGGAATGGGGGAAGCACAAAGGACGGACATCCAATGAGGAACTGACCTGGCTCCGGCGAAACGCAGGTATCGGTTCATTCAACCTACTGTTCCAACGATACACCGAGCGGTACGGAGAGGTCTTCACCAACCCAACAACATTTGCCGAATGGCTTTGGCGAGTGGGGATTCACCCCACATCATCAGCCGGATTGGACTTGTTTCCACACTCCGAGCGTCTATTCCGGCTGATGCTTCAAGGGCCGGTGAGGTGGGAGTACTACGGCAAGGTAGCACTCCCAAAGGGCAAAAAAGCCGTACCGCATTGGCTGTGGAAGTACCACGCAGAGGGTTTCAAACAGGGTACGGGAGCGGTCTTCGCTAATCCACCCTATCCTGTGAAGGAGAGACAGTTTGTCATCAAAGTTGAAGTCTTGGAAAGTGGAGATCCCAATAAAGGTTCCGAGTTTGAACGAATACATTGGGGCCTGTCGGACGAACTACCACAAGGCGAACAACATGAAGCACAAGTACCAAGCGGAGATAGCGAAGTACATCTCCCACCTGCCGAGGATGCAGAAGCCGGTGACCATTGACTTCCTGTGGACGGAGAAGAATAACCGCCGAGACTACGATAACTATTCATCGTGCGGTCGGAAGTTTATCCTCGATGCCTTTGTGGCAAGCGGCAAGCTGCCGGATGACAACAGGAAGTATGTGAGAGGGTTCTCCGATGCCTTTGAACTTGGGAAAGACTACAAAGTGACTCTAACGATCAAAGAGGTAGACGATGGCAACACTTAAACAGATGTGCGAAGCGGGAATGATGATGCAGCTGCTTGAGCAGAAGGTCAAAGAGAACGAGAGCATCAACTTCGATACCCGCATCTACCTTGCAGACAAGCTGGACGATGCGTTCTTCAATATCCAGGCTGACATCAGCCTTGCGGTAGCCGAGGGCATCGGTTTTGTGGGAGAGGACGGCGATGATGATGCGTGACGAGATACTCGACCTGCTGCTGAAGACAGCACTCAAGCACAAGGATGACGAGGAAGCCTATGCGGCACTCATGGAAGCCATCCGAGAGATCAAGAAGCTGGGATGCCACGATTGCACATGGTACAGAGAAGGCTACTGCACTTTCCACTTCCCCGGCGAGGAACGGCATCCGTACTACTTCTGCAAGGACTACAACAAGAGGAATGAGTGATATGAGTGAGATGAGCGGGATGATAGCAAGGCGGTTTGGCGAAGACCCACGGAAGGAAGCGAGGGCCGAGTCAAACGAAGCGGTAAACAAGGAACGGCGGTACGCGCAGATCGTGGAATGCCTGACCGAGAGAGGGCCGAGTACCGCCAAGGAGATCGCGGTTTGGATGCAGCTTGAAGGGCTGATACCCACAAGCGAACGCAATTACACTTCGCCGAGATTAACGGAGATGTGCGAGAAGGGCATCACGGAGCCGGTAGGCAAGACGAAGTGCTGGTACACAGGACGAACAGTAACGGTCTACGATTTGGTAGAGAGGGCATAAGGAATGGCAGAGAAGAACAGTTTTGTTTTTTATAACGAATGGGCTGAGCAAGTTGCCATCATCGCCGATGCAGAAGGCGGTGCCGGAGTAACGCTCCTGTTCTCTGCGATTCATGAGTATCTCGCTGACGGCGAAACATCCATGGAAATGTCCCCTGTTGTCCGCTTGGTTTTCAATCAGATCCGCGCCCAGCTTGACAGAGACAAGGCGAAATACAAGAAAGTCTCTTCCCAAAGGTCTGATGCGGCGAATGCGAGATGGCAAAAAGCAGATGCGGAAGTATGCGAAACGATGCGAAACGATGCGAACGAATGCGAAACGATGCGAGAGGATGCGTATATAAGGAGTAAGGATAAAAGGAGTAAGGTTGATGATAAAGGAGTAGAGGAAGATGATAATGAATCACCTATCGGTGATAACTCTCTCTCCGTCATCGGCCCCGCTCTCCCCGCTCCGCAGTTCGCGCCGGAAAGCGATCCGCACAAGCTGACGGACAAGGGCTTGGAACAGGAGTTTGAAGCCCTGTGGATTCTCTACCCTCGCAAAGCCGGGAAGGCTGATGCGCTTCGCCACTACAAAGCCGCACGGAAGAACGGCACATCCTACGATGAGGTTGAGCAAGGCATCATCCGTTACACTCGCCACATCGAGGACGAGAAGACAGACCCGCAGTACATCGCGATGGGAAGCACATGGTTCTGCGGTCATCGCTGGGAAGATGTCTACGCAAGGCACGGACCGAAACCCGGCAGCCTTGAGTGGATCGCGCAGTTGTAAGGGGGTACGCACGATGACAAGAGAAGAGGTTACGCAGTTGTTCATGCTGCTGAAGGTGGCTTTCCCCGGCTTCGTGCCGGATGACAAGGGAGAAGCCACGGCGAAGGTGAACTTGTGGACGCAGATGTTCGACAAGACCAGCTACAAGGAAGCCGAGTGGGCGGCGATGCGGTGCATCGAAAGCTGCACTTTCCCACCGACAGTAGCCGACATGAAAAGCTACTTGGGGATGGGCAGAACGCTTGACGATGTACGCGCCGCACTCCCCTTCAAGCAAGAGGAACCGCAGTTCGCAAACGAGATCACCATCCAAGTTGGCTACGAACGAGCCATGAGGATGCTCAACACCGCCCCAAGTTTTAGGGGCAACGCACCACAACTGAAGGAGTGAAAGACATGGGAAGAACAGCATTACCGATGAAGCGGATCTACCGCGAGACAGTAGAGGAGATCATCAAGAAGAACGGCATCAAGAAGATCGATTTCTGCGAAGCGATGGGGCATACCAGCGGCTGGTTCGCCACCACGCTCACAAAGGGCTACTACGATATCAGCGTTGCCGGGTTACGGCTTTGGGCATTGGCTCTTGGATGCAGCGATTAAGGGCATGAAGATGCCGGAGAGTTGCAAATGGTGCGACTTGATAGCGGAAGAATACGAAGGCGCGGGAACTTATGAGTGCGTCCTTTTGCAGAGAAGGGCATTGGGACATAAGCGCAGAACCGATTGCCCGCTGGTAGAAGTGAAGGGAGAGGGGGAAGATGGAACAGGGGTTAATCATTGATTGTTTTGCCGGTGGCGGCGGGGCTTCGGTAGGTATAGAGATGGCATTGGGCCGCGAAGTTGACATAGCAATCAACCATGATCCGCAGGCCATTAGGATGCACAAGACAAAGGTTGGAGAACGGCGGCCCGCTCCGCTGATGGTGGCAGGCAATGATTGAGTACCTACTAATCGCCCTGATAGGGGCATTGATGATAGCAGCCGGATGCTTGCTATAGAAAGGAGAAAAGGAATGATCGAAATCAAGAGGAACGTAGCGGATGACCTGCGTGAGCGCGGCAGAGAGATGGCAGACGATGCCTTCGTCCAGCGCGTTGAAGCGGAGAAGCTGAAGATTGACGGCGATGTTGTCAGATGGGCGGCTGATGTGATGCACCGCTATTCCGTGCTTACCGCAAACGGAGTGCCGGAAGACATGGCAAAGCTGATCGCGGTGGCATACAAGGAATGACCAAAAGGGAGCAGATGCTTGAGTGCATCGAAGAAATCGAGAAGCGACAGGCACGGCTTGAGAGCCACGATATATGGCAAGACCAGCTTGTGTGGTGGATCTGCAAGGGCCTGTGCCTGTTGCTCTCCGAGGAAGCGAAGAGGAAGGGTAAGTGATGGAACCAGGGACTTGTTACTGCTACCAATGCGGTCAGCGCATGGTACGGTTGTACTGGGATGAGTATAAGTACAAAGGCCATGTGCTGGTCAACAGGAAGATTCGGCAGTACAAGGAAGTACGCTTCTGCGGTTGGAACTGCATGAGAGCGTTTGAAAAGGGAGAACCGAGGAAGGGGGAAGAGGATGAGTGACTTAATCGAAAGGAAAACTGCAATCAAGGCTATTGACGACTTGCCGAATTGCTACAACGGCTACAGCGACACCTACGACAAGGCTTACATCATCGGGGTGCTTGAGGAATTGCCGAGCGCGGAGAAGCACGGACGATGGGTAGACGCAACAAAAGAAGTTGGATGGCCTGAAGTGAAGTGTTCTGTATGCGGAAAGATTGGACGCGGTGACTATCTTGTATGTCCGTGGTGCGGAGCGAGAATGGGGGAAGGAGAAGAGAGATGAGCAGACCGCTTTACAAGATTGACAGAACGAGCGTCCGGCAGTTCGCCCGCGAAAAGCACTTCGCCGTGGTGGCTTCGCAGAACTTCCTCGCCGCGTTCGGGGTGTTCCTCGCCGAGGAAGGCTGGAATCACGATGAAGTCCTTGCCGCCTTGCAGAAAATAGACGGCATCATGGACCGCGATGACAACGTGCAGCGGCTGGAAGAGTTGGCACAGATAAGGTTGGATATAAAGGGATGAATACGAACGGGATTTTTTCATCACAGACGGACGAATGGGCAACACCGAGGGCCTTATTTGACGAGTTAAACACGGAGTTCGGCTTTGAATTGGATCCTTGCGCGACCGAAGAAAACCATAAATGCAAAAAGTTCTTCACAAGGGATGACGATGGTTTGTCGAAAAATTGGGGGGGGGGAGTCGAGTGTTTATCAACCCCCCATACGGGCGGCAAATAGGGCGATGGGTTCAGAAGGCCTATGAGGAAGCTAAAAAACCAAACACATTATGTGTTCTGCTTCTCCCCGCGAGGACAGATACGAGATGGTTTCACGATTACATTTACGGAAAAGCAGAAGTGCGATTTCTTCGTGGGCGCATTAAGTTTGGAGACGGGAATGGGTCCGCACCATTTCCATCCATGATAGTAGTTTACAGAGGGGATAACGAATGACCTATTACACCTACGGAATGCGGCTTAGACCAGCTGGCCCCGGATGCCAGCCGAAGGACATAGCGGCGATATGCTCCGGCAACAGAAAATACCACAACATCCTCATGTATAGCCGCAAGCTGACGGACGAGGAAGAGCGAAGCTATGAGTTGGACTATCTTGGTGAACAGGCTTTGGGAGACAAGATAGACGGCAGAACGGAATAGCCGGTGACCGGCAGAAGGGAGAGCAGATGTACAGAGAACCACCGAACCCCTATGATACCTACGATGGAGAGATCCCGTTTTGGGACGCAAGAGCAGCAGAAGACGAAGAGGACGAGGAAGACATCATGGAAGACGAGTACGAAATCGAAACGGATGAGTCTTATATCTTGGAACTTGAGGAGCGAGTTACGCACCTTGCCGAAAAGGTGGTCGCTCTTGAGAAAGAGAACAACGCGCTCAGACGGATGCTCCAGGATACGGACGCGATAAGGCAGAGCCTTAGAGGATGATACAGACATGGCTAAACGCTATGAAATGACGCAAATGGATGTTGACTTAGCCCCTTCCCTTATGAGGAAGGGGAGCAACTCCGAACTGATAGCCCACCTAATCGGCACAAGGCAGATAGCCGCCAAGGCAAACGTGGATGACCCAAACACCTTGTATGCTTGCCTGGAAGAGTACTTGAAACTCTGCATCGAGCAGAACATCAAGGTCACCAACATGGCGGCATACGCTGCCTGTGGGGTCTCGTCAACCGATGTGAGCAACTGGGAGCGGGGGCTGACAAGAGCAAGCGATAAACGCTACAAGGAGTTCGCCCAATTCATTCGCTCTATCTGCTCACAGTACCGGGAACAGGCGATGGTAGAGGGCATCGTCAGCCCGGTGGTAGGCATATGGCATCAGAAAAACTATGACGGCATGAGGGATGACCCCATCGTTGCCGACATAACCGAGACCGGCTTGGAAGCCAAGCAAGACCCGGAAGAGATCGCCGCAAAGTACAGAGGGCTGTTGGAAGTATCAGACGAAGAAGAGGGAGAATAGCAGATGGCAGATACTACATGGGGAGAGAACGAGAACGCGATAGAATGGTTGGACACACAGCAGAAGGCAACAGTAACGCTTCACGGCGGGCGTCTGAAGAACAGAGTCCTTCGCTTGGCTGAAGAATACCCGGATGAGGTCGAGATCAGAAGAGAGCCGGACGGCAACGGCGGCTTTCTCGTTGCGAAGATCCCCGCAAAGTGGGTGAAGATAACCCCGCCGCGAAGGCTGGAACTCACGGACGAGCAGAAGGAAGAACTGACGGCGCGGCTGGGTATAACGAGGGCATCGCGGAATGCTTCAGAATAATGCACGTTGTGGGCGTAGAAGGCTCAAATTTGCGTTCTAACGCATCGGACGATATATTCATCGCCTTCGCACCTAAAACGCGAAATTGGCCACTTAAACGCAAGCAGAACAGGAAACAGAGAATAACAGGCAGAACGATTGACAGAACGCAGAAGCGCGTGATAATATAACAATAGTCATACGTGCATTTTATCGCCGCACGGAACTGCCGGACTACCCAACCGGCAACAGATGCGTGGGAATGTCCAAGCCCACCATTTCCCTAACCCGCCGCCGCCTGTTCAAAGCGGCAGCAGCAGAAAGCACCCAACCATACGGAAGGGTGCTTCTTTCTATTACGGCAACTTTGGCACAGGAGATCGTGCAAGTTCCAGTTTTGTAAATGTTGGTGGTCGCTTGTTTTTTTGGGCAGCGAGGATATCAATATGGTTATAAAAACCCTTCGACACCCCGATCTCTTCGGCATATTCTTTATACCACCAAAAACCAGTAAGGTGTATGGATTGTTTTCCGCTCAACCCAAGCCTTTGGCAAGTTTCTTTCTTCCCGATTTTTTCGGAGAAGTAATCGGAGAGGATTTCCTTATAGCCTTCGGGCGGCTGTGCTTTCGGTCTGCCGTGGTTGCCCCATTTGTGGCTTTTTAGGTTATGGGCTTTCGCGTGGCACTCCCCACAAAGCAAGAGCATATTTCGCCGTTCTGTCTTGCCACCTTGCGAGAGAGGAACTATGTGGTGCCATTGTAAATTCTCCTCGCTCCCGCAGATCCAGCAAGACATCCCTGTGGGGTCGTGCTTTTGACGATACTGCGACCGTTCCGTGTTGCTCATAGATGCCCCCCAAGCGGTTTCTTTGCCTTCGTGCTTTCCATCGCTTCCATCATGCGGATGTACCGCAGAAGGATTTGCTTTATATCGGCTCCCGATGGTCTGCCGAATGAGGATATGCCGCTCAGATACTCGATGATCTCCGCGTCCTCTGTGTTGTCCGGGTTGAAAAACAACCCAACCCTGACGCACTTCTTCTGAAACCGAGCCTTTGCGGCTCTGTCGGAATCTCTGACGATTCTCTCCATCTCTGTCTCCTTTCCTTAGTTCGCCGCAGCACGGCGGGGTCTCATGTAGTTCTTCGGATCGCTCCAGTAGGCAATCCTTGCTTCCAACTCGCCTTCCGGCAGAAGGCTGATTGGCAGGTAATCGGCATCCATGCCCATCACTCTGATCGCCATCCCATGGCGGGGAAGGCTTTCACAGCCCGCCATGCCCACGATCTGACGACTTTGGATCGCATCGCGGCACTTCATGCCGATCAGCGCGGTCATGTTCTGCTGGATGCTTGCCGGGATGCCCTGCTTGCTGGGGTTCTGCGTGGCAAGCAGAAGGTGGACCTTCGCGGCTCTGCCTTGCTGGCTAATCAGCGTCAGCTTCCGCAGTACTTCCTGACCGCCAAGCTGGAGCAGAAAGCCCAGCTCGTCAATCACGATGTAGAGGTCCGCACCATCCCACAGGACCTTCCCTTGGTTGAACATCATGTCGCACCTTCTCTGCATCTCTGCGATGCTCCAATCCAGCGCAGAAATGGCTTCTTCGCCGCTTCTCGCAAAGCGGACCGTGTGCGGCAGGTGAGCGTATCGCCCTAACTCCATCCCTGCCTTCATGTCGATCAGTACAAACTGCGTCTGTGCCGGAGTGGTGGCAAGGGCCGTCCACATCAGCTTGTGGATCAGCGTGGACTTGCCGCAGCCGGTGCTTCCGGCAATGAGGATGTGGGCTTCGTCCAGGATCTGTCTGCCCTGCACCCAGTACGGTGCGTTGATGTAGGCTTCCATCGTTGCCTTCTTCTTTCTTCCAAACATGGTGTGGTTCCTTTCTCCGGCAGATCCGCTGCCGGTCGGATGTGGTGTTCTCTTGATGGTTCTATCTTAAACCATATATCGAGAGATGTCAAGCACTTTCTGCGGACTTCCTCAACTTTTTCAGCAAGGCGGCAGATGCTCCCCATGGTTTGCAAGCTGCCGCCTTGCGTCCGGCTGCGGTCACATCCAACCCAGCTTCCGAGCCTTGGCTTCTGCCATCTCGCGGATCGTGGGCAGGACCTCGTCAATGGGTGCGCTCTCGCCGTAGCCCTCAAGGACTTTAGCCACGCGCCAGGGCTGGATGGCAAAGAGCCCATGCAGATGGCCTGCGGACGCTCTGCCGGTCCTCAGCCAATAGCCCAGCGGGTGGGTCATGCGTCCCGCTTCCGTCAGTGTGTGCCGCTTGGTCAACGACATGGTCACATCCCACAGGTAGGCTTCACAGGCCGCGTAATTGATGCTTCGCTGATATGCTTTGTTCATGGTGGTTGCTCCTTTCGTGGTGGTGGTGTTTGCTCCCCTCTGCGTTCATCCTGACTTGGGACAGGCACTCTTGCGAGTGGTGGCATTAGAGCGAGGGCCTAAGCCCTCAATCAGCGGCGGCGACCGCTTCGCTTTCCTCACTCTCGCCGGAGCCGATGCAGGTGATGTCGTAGCCGTACCAGCTTTCTTCATCGCCTCCGCTCATGCGCTCCAGCTGGTAGCGGATGTCCTGGGCTTCCGCATCTGCCCACTCCGTCAGACCGCAGCGGTAGGCGATCGGGTCAACCTTGCAGAGGACCTGCGAGGGGAGATAGGACAGAGATCCGATCTCAACAGCCGGGTAGCACTCGTCCAGCATCTCGTCATACTCGTCTTCCTGCGTCTCCAGGAACTCACGGAAGAGGTCTTCCAGCTGCTCCGCGGTATAGGTCTCAACCTCATCAGAGAAGGCTTCGCGGACTTCAAACAGGGTTTCATTACTTCTAAGGCTCATCATGGTCTTGGTACTCCTTTCAAGATAGGTGGTGTGGTGTAGAGTGGATATAAATCCCTCTGATGGTATGATACCATACCTATCGACAGGTGTCAACAGTATCTACAAATATTCCTTGACAACTTTATAACGATCTACAGGTATATATATATTATAATATATAATATAGAGGTATAGGGATAATGATAGTGTACTGATGTATTACAGATGTACTAATGATATGCTTATATGGTACGGATATATGGTGCGGATATACTGATACAGATATACTGACACAGATATACTGTGAGGATACTAACCCCCTCTATCCCCTACACACCTATTCTATACCCATCTATACCCACCTATACCCATCTATCCATCTTTCTATGGTGATCTATGGACTTATCCACCGATTCTATGGGTTCTATGGCTTTCTATTCGCAAAAGTTTACTTTAGCGAATAAATAAGCGTACTTATCAACCGATTTAATGGTACTTATCCACCGCTGCCGGGCTGGCTGTGCCGGATTTCAGATACCCACCCCCGGGGGG